GCTGCTGCTCCACCAATTTTTCTTGCCATACCACCCTTAGTGGATATTCCTGCTCCAATAAGTGGGGAGAGCGCTTCTTCAAGTCCACCCAAGGCTCTAGTTACTGCCTGGATTCCTTTTTCCATATCGGCGTAGTTATCTGCTTGACGCTTATAGAAGTTTTCATCTCTTCCTTCTTTTGTGCGGGCAGTCTCCTCTGCTTGGGTAGCAAAGTTGTCTTCAATGCCCATCATCTTTCGTTGTGCTTTGTTGGAAGGGTCATACATTCCCTTCCCACCCTTCTTTTGATACGCAATATTAGAATCGGCATAGTCAAGAACCATGTCAATCATGTCTGGCGGAACACCCATTGATTCCAATCGTGTCCTTGTTACCGACCCAGATTGACGTGCTCCCTTAAGCACTCCAGCATTAGTTAAGCCAGAATTCTTTGTAATGTCCTTAATGACTTGGTCAATTCCTCGTTGTTGCCCACCTACTCCATAGATACCTGTTCCAAGCATCATTGTCATACGATTGTTTACTTCGGCGGAACTTAAGGTATTAACCATGTTTGCCATGTCACCCGTAGAGTACGAGTAACCAGATAGGGCTCTTAGTCCAGCGATACCACTTGCTTGCTTAGATGCTTCTAAGCCCGTACTTGCTTGAAGTGAAAGTAACGTATTGATTCCACCATACCCAAGGCGTTGGTCTTGTAGTGGTTTACGCATCTGGTTGTAGTACTGGTTATTTGTAATACCTTTATTTTGTTGGTAGTACACGCCTAGTTTATCTACACCAAGTGATCTTTCATAGTTACTGTTAATGCGATTATCAAGTGTTTGAATAGCCACATTGAGCATTTGCAGGGCAGCAGCACCAGTGCCACCTCCTCTACCGCCTACTCCACCTCCACCACCTGCGCCTCTAGTAGCGCCTTGGTTAATGAATATGTTTTGAGTCGCTGTTCTAGCGTCAGTAGCATTGGCTTGGGTAGTTGCATTATTAGTATTATTAGCGGGGCCTAGTGGTAATTGGATACCAGCACCCGTAGGAGACCCACCTCCACCACCCTGTAAACCACCTAGTTTTTGAATGCCCTGTAGAGCCTTAAGTGTTTTATCTAACTTAGTATTGATTTGCGTTAAGTTTTTACTAAGCCATTCAAAATCGCCACGAACGCCTTTAACGCTTTTAGCCAACTTATCAATAGATTCAGTATCAAGTTTGAACTTGGTACGAAGGTCACCTAAGTTTTTCTCTGCCATTATGACTCCTGTTTACGCCACTTACTCATTGCTGACCAGTAGGCTCTTTGGCGCACAGTCATTGTTTTTATGTCGTTGAGCGAAAAGCCCTTGTAAACAGTTGCTATTGAATCGTACTCCCAATATGTTACTACTAAATTAGCCGAATAAAAGTGAGGCCCAGTTAAGCATGATTGGGAAAGGTTTTTCGCAATGGGCACAGTGGGCATCCACCTCCTTGATTTCTGGGCCAGGTTGTGCTTCCAATAGTGCATCAATAATCTTTGCTCGGTCTTTCATCCCCAACTTCTTAGCCCAAACCATAGTGTCGGCTGGCTTTTCCCCACCTTCCCAATCAGCACACCTAGCAATAAGCATAGTGTTTTGCTCTGGAATGCTCTTTGCTAGTTTGCTTACATGCTGGCTATCAGATCCAGTAACAAGGTTAAACTTCTGTACTGTCCCGTCCTTAAGGAAAATCTTAATTTGTTCCTTTGGGTTAACAGACACATCCCTATTAGGGAACTCGTTTAGGTTGATAAGTACATCATTACTTTCACGACAGTGGGGGCAATTAATTTGATATTCCCGAGTATCCCCATACGTAGCCTTGACCGTAGCCAAAAACAATGCATCCCTATCCCCAATGATGAGCGAATCAATCACCGCTGGGTTGCTTTTGACTGAAGTATTACCAATAGACACAACACTTCTTTTTAAAAGTGCTGACATATATTGGGCATACAAAACATCATCGTCAGAGTCCAAGGCTGCAAGTGCTTCCTCGTCCTCACCAGTTAACTCAGAAACTACTGCGGTAGTTTCCCAATCCCCCGTATCGTTGTTTTTGACTCCTCGGAACAACTCAATAGATACGATTGGTGACGACTGAATACGGGGTACTGGATCGGATATGGCTTGGTTAATGGCTAAGGCATCAGATTGTGTTGGCATTATTACTCCTACTTATTTAATAAACGAATGGTATTTTAATAACTAGTTATTAGATTCCTGCAAGATTTGCAATATCCTCATCACTCCACGCAACATAAAAACCTTCATGGTGGATGTTCATCTGTTGAACCATAATGCCGTTATCACCAGCATTAAGATCACTAAGACCATAAGCACCAGGCCAGCAGTTAAACATTTTAAAAGCCAACTTAACGTTACCTGGTTTAACATCCCCAGCATCGGTATTACCCAATTGGTACTTTGCATCACCAGCCATATACGGATGATCAAAAACCTTAACTAGAATGTCACAACGGTAGTTTGAGTTGTCACCTCTAGCACCTTGTGCAAAACCACTTGCGCCACCGTTGATCCAAGCATGCATAAACTTTTGCCAATCCCACAGTTGGGATTGCTTAGCAAAGGCACCACGTGCAAAAGAAACAGCAGGGAAGTCCGACTGACCAATCATTTTATGCGGGTGTGTATTCATACCACCCTCACGGTAGGCAATCAATTCATTCTGAACAGACAGACCACCGACTTGGGCAAAACCAAGATCGCCAATACCAGTTACTAGTCCTTTTAGTTCGTCGCCAATAGGAATAAACTTCACCGTAAACTTAAAGTTACGTAGAGGATCAGTTCTTGTTGTTGATGCAAATGACATTAGTGTCTCCTAGAGATTAGTGGTTACTGTGCTTCCACCAGTCCACTGACTGATGGTGATTACGATAAATTCAGCAGGTGACTGCAAGGCTACACCTACTTCAATGTTAACTACTCCGTTTTCAATATCAAGTGCCGTATTGTTTGCTGACCCACAGTTTACATAAAAAGCCTCTTGTGCTGTGCGTCCTTTTAGACCACCTGTACCCCAGAAGTTAGTAAGTAGCGAAGTAAGTCGTACAGTTAGTTCTGTCCACAAACGCTCGTCATTTGGTTCAAACAATGCTGAGGCAGTTGTTGTCTTTAGAGTATCTTTGAGGAAATTCAAAGAACGACGAACTGATACAAACTTATCACTGGTATTGCGAGCCTGTGTACGGGCTCCATTGATAATGACACCAACGCCTGGAACAAGCGTAAACAAGTTAAGTTGGTTGTCCTTATAGAGTGTTCCTTGTTCAGTTTCGGTAAGTGTTGCAACCAAACCATATACGTTACGGATATCTAAACCGTAGCCAGCAGGTGCCTTAGAAATACCACGAGAAACTTCTGAGCGAACAAACGCACCAGCAACTGCACCACCTGGGTAAGTGTTACGTACAGCCGCAGCACCTGTCTTAGTTGGGTCAAACATCTTAAGGGCTGGACCGTACACACCACCATAACTTGATTTTGTGTATGGCTCAACAGCATCTGCCAAAGTTTGCTTAGTAGTTGCTGTAAGTGGGCTGTCAATAATCAAGAACGAGTTACCACGAACACTCATAACTGAAAGTGCATTATTGATAATCGTAGAGGAGGTTTGACCCACAAGGTTAAACAACAGACCAGGAACAATAGTTTCGTATGAATCTAAAGTATTTGCCCAATCTGTAGCGTCAATAGAACTACCTTCAGAACCGCCAGCCAAAGTTACGGTAGTTACCAAGTCACCAACACCAACACCAACAACAGTTAGTTCGGCAGTTGGTCCAAGGGCAACAACACTAGCGCTATTAATATACGACGAATAGTTTCCTAAAACAGTTGATAGGAAACGGTTATCGGCTGGATTAAAAGACAAACCAGACCAGTTCTCTACTTGAACCCCAGAAAGGTTTACAGTAACACTAAACAGTGTATCAAGGTCTACTTTTGGTGCAGTAGTTGCAGTAACAACTGTATCTTCTTGAAAAGTAATATCAACTGTTAGGTTGTTACCCCAAATACCAGGAGATTTGGCAACGAAGGCTGTCAATGGTGCAGCGCTACCACCAGTAGGAGTGGCATTAACTGAACCTACTGCGGAAACCGCTGCGGCATCAGCAACACGAGAAACATATGCAGATTGTCCGCCATTAGCAAAGTAATGGTACACAGCGTAACCAAGATCGTACACTTGGTTTAAATCACCAAACAACGACTTGTACGCCGCCCAAGTAGTGATTAGTGTTGGCGTGGTTGGTCCACGCTCTGCTGTTCCTAGAAAGGCAGCAGTAGTTGGTCCTTGAGCCTGTGCAATATTTGTCGCAAACGTACCTTCTTGTACGTATACTCCTGGGCGTTCGTATGCCATTATTTACTCCTCTAACTTAGTGGGGGTTTTTGATAAAGAAATCACGAGTTAAAAACATAAGTTCGGTGGCTAATTGTACTACTGATTGACGTAACAGGTTTCGTTTCTTCCAAGTGTGCCAACTCTTGTCCTGTTATTTCTGCTGACATTTTTAAGGTTAAAACCTTGCGAAATATGCGTTTTCTATAGCCAGATTCCGTGTCCAAGAGATCCGCATTAGTCCAATCTAGCATATCAAATCGTCGGGTTGTATTATCGGCAGGAATGGTAATTGAGTTAAATCTAAAAGGGACTATTTTAGACAACAACATAGAAGTTAATTGTCTGTCATGTAGTGCAGAACGGCAATAAATAGATACCTGATATAGCAGGTCTACTGGGATAAATGGGTCAGCAATCATCAATTGGGCACTACCAGAATAGGAATGGCTGGCACTGACTGTGGATAACTCACTAGGCCAATATGACACAAATGCTGGTCTATCTTCATAACGGGCAGCATTGGTAGTGTCAAAATAGATGGGGTTATCTGAGTGCTGGCGATCTGTGGCGTGGAGGATGTCTATAAGTTCAATAGTGATAAACGGGTATTCTCGTTCAGTTTCACCTTCGGGATAGCGGAAAAAGACCTTGACTGGGCGTTGGGCATTGCGGTCATCAACCACATACAGAGAACTAAACCTGGCTTTAATTGCCTCATCTTCCGCTAAGATAAAACCAGTCTTCACTTACTGCGCCCTGTTTCAGCAAGTCTTTTAAGTCTTTTGTTTATTTCTGCACCAAGTGTTCGGTTGGCGGTTAAGATTTCATGGCGAATAATGGACTTCGCAGGAGAACCAAACTCTATATCCATTGCTTCTTGCTGTGATTCAGGTAAGGTACCATAGGCAAAAGAGTTATCTTCACTGTCCCAAGTAATCCTAAAGTCTTTTGCAATAGGGTCCCACCGACTATCTTTTTGCGGGAGTACTCCTTGGATACGGGAAACTTCGGACTTCCTAGCATCCTCAAGGATGTCACCTAGGTATGTTTCTAGGTTTAAAAACAAATCACCATAGAATGCTAATGGGGCAGGGCATCCTTGGATTAGTTGCTTGGAACTAGAACTTTGGGCAACGACAGGTGTAGCAACCATGATGTCTCCTTAGTTCTAGGCGTTGTATCGCTTGACGCGCATCAAGCAATATAAGTTTATCAGGTTGCCATTGGTAGTTTTTGAGGCCAAGGGTAATCTTGAGTAGACATTGCTTCAGGACCTGGATCGTTTACCATTTCCTCATCAATGTATATTTCTAAGCCTTCAACGACTACGAGGACATCATCTTTTGCCCGACCACGAACTCGGTACATAGATACCCCATAATAGCGAGCATCATAAAAAAACATATCGTTTAGGTGTCTTTGGTATTCAAAGGGTTGGCTAACCCCCGCTGTGCGAAGATCCTCAATAGAAAATACAGCATTTAAAACTTGGACTGGCTGACGACCTTCAGGGATTGCCCTTTTAGTATCTTCAGTTTCAGTAATCATCAAGGTAGGTAGGACAATCCCATCCTTATACTTCTTACCGCCCGTAGACATATTTCCCTCGTCATACACATCATCTAAGGTGCTACCCCCTTGACCAAAAGGGATAAACTCAAACCACGTAACAAACTCCCCTGAGTTACGTTGGTATTGATGGTACTTATTCCTAATTAAATTAAGTTCACGCCTAGTATCCATAGGTTAGTACCCCATTAACGCAGTAGATAAGTATCCTTGCTGTGGGGTAAGGTCAATAACAACATCTTGACGAAGTGGCTCAGTATTATCTGCGTCAACTGGAATGTTCCCAGTACCGATCTCTGGGAAGACTCGCTCAATTGGGCCGTAGTCACCAAGTTCTCGTTGTTTGTATATAGGTACAAGGTACCCAGTAGTCCTAGAAACCCGACGAAGGTTAAGTATTTCAATACGATCAAGCCCGATATTAAGCGCCCTTGCTTGCTTTTCGTATGCTCGCATCCAATACTCTAGGAGGCTTTGAACCATTCTAAATCGTTGGCTGGCAGGGATGTGTACAGATTCGGAGGTAGTTACATCTATATCTCTACTGTATTCAGTCATTAGTCCCCAAAGGGTTTCAACCACACAAGCCATACCAATGGTGTCAATTACAATTGGGTTCATACTTTCTAGTGGTGTATCCACATTATAAGTATGTTGCTCTATAGCATGGATTGCGTAAAACCTTAGATCAGAGGGCAAAACCCAATCGTAGTAATAACCTTCTACAAGTATCTTTGTTCCAGCAGCCTGTGTATTACTTAAACGGATAATACCGTTACGAGCATCCAAAGAATAGTATGCGGATGCACTAGTGTCTGAGGTAACTTCTGTAGGGGTGTTGACCGTATAAGTAGCCACCCACAACAGGTCTTGGTCAATATTGGGCATGCCTAATTCGTAGGTACGCCCTACAGCATCAAACGATGTTTGAAAGAACTTAGGGTAATCACGAAGAAATCCCCTAGCAATGTCAGTTACTTGCGTGACAAATTCAGTAGCATAAAGGTTTCGCATTGATCTAGTTTACTTTATTATTGATCACCAGAACCAGAACCAGGAACTGTATCCTGTAGTTCTTGTCCTATAGCGGGCTGCGTTTCCCTAAATCTGCCTAAACTAAATCGGCGTACCCTAATAATGTCTGTAATGCTACCTTCAGGAGTAGGGATTGTTTCTTCGCTCACAAACCAACCAAAAGAAATG